TAGGGAATGCAATTGAAACTATAGCTCTACCAGTATCATTTACGATGTCAGTATCAGCAGTCAACCATAATGCAAGTCTAGCATACGGAGCATAAACATCCGTAGCATCAACTTGTCCACTATTACTGGTTGTTGCGTTTACTAAACAAGTAGCGGGCATATCTGTAGTAGAAGCGTCAGCCCATAAAGGAGTGACGGCAGCACCATTAGAAAATGCATCGCCTGTAGTAGAGCTAGACATTGATGTCTGTAATTTAACATCGATGATTCCAGCACCGCCACCAGCAACTGTTACCTGTACTTTACAAGGCATCTTCCTGTTTTCCCAATTAGGGTAACTTGCCGTTGATATAGCAGGTGTAACAGCTATATATTGATTAGCAGTACCTTCATTATCTCCTAATTCAAGAGCTTCAGAGGTAAGAACTGTATAACCACCTTCTGTTGTTTCTGTCCAAGCCATAATAACTCCCCCTTAAGAAAACTTAAGAATTGCGTGGGTTTCAGGGACACTAATTTCAAGACCACATTCTGTGATGATTTGATCTTGACGACCATCAACACCTGGATCTTGTATATTAGTTTCAATGAAGGTGTCTCGACTCACACCGTTACCACTAAGTGGTCTATATGCTACATTCTTCATATCGACTGCTACTGCATAATCTTCCCAAGGACCTCTTAAAAGAGGTTCAGCAACAAAGTGTAAATTACCAAATATAGTATTTACAACTGTTACTGTATGCCCGAAAGCACCTGGAATAGATTTTACATCTAATCGATATTGAGATGAGCCTACAGAATTATTTAGAAAACTTCCATTACCTAATTTATTCAAATAAGTAATAATTTTTCTTGAAGCTAGTACTAGTTTGTTACCACTATTACCAGATTCAGGAGCAAAGAAATCTTCCATTGCATCTAAAAAAGCATCATAACCTGATGAAGCATAAGACATATTATATACCTTACCATAAGATTCAGTATAAGGTGCAATGCCCCAAGTAGTTCTACAAGGAGCTCCTGAACGATTAGCTAAAGCACCATCTGTTCCACCTGCTCTAATATCATTAGAGCCTCTACCAAATAACATAGCTTGTTCTATATCCATCTTATGTTCCATTAACTTATCTTGCCATATTCTTTGAAATTCATTAGCAATACCTCTATATTCAGTTGCTAAAGAAGTTCCTGAGAATATATTCATACCAGTTTTAAAGATTTGTGTATAACCTTCTCTGTCATACAATTTATCTTCCCAACCAAGTGGAGAATCAGTACCCTCAGACCATGCTGAACCAATAACTTGACCTTTATTACCAGCTGAAAAAACTGTGCCATTAGGAATTACTTTTCCTGCTGCACTAATCATTTCACCAGCAATACTAGTTCTATTGTCAACTGTTTCATGAGCAATATTATTAGTTGTTGCTGCTGTTGAATCACTACTAGTTACTAAAGCATCTTGATTAATTTTGACATTATATACTTCGCCATCATCAGCTTTTAATGCTAATATTTGACCTGGTAATAAGAAAGTACATTCATTTGCACTTGCTATTTGGCCATACTCATTATACTTGCAACTAAGAACCAAATCTTGCCCTGCATCAAATACTTCTGTATCAGCGTATTCTTCTGATGTAGTCAAGGCTGTTGTGAATTCAAAGTTACGTCTTTGCCACTGATGTCTTTGTTCAAGAAATTTGAACACAGGATCATTCGTAGCTTTTTTTGCCACCTTCGATAAATATACGAAGAATGGACTCTGTTGTGGAGCTAACTCTGCGACTCTCTCACCGAAATTAAACTTACGTCTAGTATTATCAATACTTACGCCAGAATTCAGTGCATTGCCCATGGAGCTAGTCCATACTGTTGCGTCTGCCATTAGACCATTCCTTAATTAAACCCGTCCTCAGCTGTACTATGTACCTTCAGTTGGGCTAAAGTTAAAATTATTTCCAGGGGTTTTTACTATTAAAATCCCCTACCATTTTATCAATAATCTTATCTTCTGTACTACGATTATCAGAATTTGATTGCCCAGAAGGCATCACACCCATTGGTGATGGTACTTGTTGTGCATTCTGTATCTGTTTAAACTCTTGACTTGGTTGAGCAGGTCCTGCAGTTTGTTTAGTAGGTTGCCCTTTATTAAGCCTGTACAATTGTACGAGATTATCAACATTAATAGAAGAAGGGTCTGACATTTGATTGACAAATTCTACAGCTTCATTTTCATTAAATCCATGATTACCTATAACATAGTCAGCAAGATCATTTTTTTGCTTATTTAGCTTTTGACTAGCTTGAGAACGTTTTATGTTATCAACTCTTTTTTGCTCATAAGCTTGCATTTGTTCTTGTTGCATTGCTACAGCATAATCATTTTTTAAAGATGTATATTCTACCATATCATCACGCCATTCCTCTACTTCATCTAAATACTTAGCACTTTCACTATTAGGATCAGCCATAGCTTCTTCTCTAGTAAAAGTTCTAGGTCTTTCAGGTTTTGGAGGAGCATCTGGAAAAGCTTCTTCATTAGATTCAACAGGTTGAGCAGGTTGAACAGGTTGTTGAGCAACTTGCTGTTGTTGAGCTTTTAATTGAGCATTTTCATTTTTTAATTTATCAGCTTGAGATTGCCAATATTGATAACGAGTTTCATCATTATCAGATTGAACTTGTGGCTGATTAGAGGGTTGTGCTTGTTCTTCTTGAACTGGTGCAGCCTCTTGATTAGTGCTTCCTTCATTACCTTCGGTAAAAACATCAGAAATATTTCCAGAGCCATCATCAAAGTTTCCGCTAAATACAGCGTCTTCTAATGATTCATATTGTTCTTCATTAGTTCCTTGAGGGGTATCTTTTTGTATATTTTCCTGTTCCATTTCTATCTCCTTTTGGTTGCTCCTTTTCCACTAGAAGGAGGTGAACCTTTTTCTTTTATAGCATCAGAGATGCCTTTTTTAACAGTGGATAGACTATCATCTAGTCTCTTTTCATAAAGCGTTCCTGCGACTTTGGCCTTATTGCCTATCATGTCCATGTCAGCTTTAAATTTATCAACTTCGGATTTCTTACGTAAATTAACAGCTTCTCTATCTCTTGTTTGAAGATCACCGCTAAGTTTCTTAATTTGTTCTTGTGCACCTTCCAACTGTTGTTGTAATTGTGCAATTATATCAGTTCTTTCTAAAACACCTTCCATATCGAAGATTTCTGTTTTCTTGAGAACTTCTTGTTTATCTATTAAACCTTTAGTGTAAGCATCCATATAAAATTCTAATTCTGCATATCTATTTGATGGTAATGTTGAACCAGATACAACAATAACATCATATTTTCCAACGGTTATATCATTGAAAACTGATAATACTCCAGTTTTATCATCTACTAATTTCTTATTAACTACATATTCACTTAAAGAATTATTAGGTTGTAATACTCTAAAAGTCTTTTGTGATGTATATAGTTGTTGCATAAGAGGAATAGCAAGTTGTCCTATTCTAACTAATGCAGCTTCAACATCTGCTAATTTAGATTTCATTTTTCTTTGACCAAATTCATCTAAACTAATTGTAGCTTTATATGTATCAGGAGCTGTTTTGCTATTACCCATCATCATTTCATATAAACCTAGAGCATGATCAATATCTGATTTAGCAGTAGTTTCATTTTGATAT